CTCATCATAGAGTATAATGTCTGCTTCTCCGTCATCGATTCGTCAATTTTGAATGGTACACCTACAATATCATCTCGATTGTGTACGTTTTCCGTAGCAAGAGTTGTTGTTCCTTTTGAAGAGAATCCAAAGTTGTCATAAGAACCATCGGCATTGTCGGAGTTCAGAAGTGGTCTGTTTCTCTCTTCGACCCAATCATCACCGGCCGGAGATAGTTCGATCAATCCCCGATAATTTGTTGCTTCGTATGGAATAACAGATTCGTGAACTGCCGCAAATCGTTGTTTTACAATTTCTTTAGTTCCAAGTGAAGGAAGTCTTACTAAGTTATCCTCTTCTTGAGGACTATTATCCGCCAAGCGAACTTCAACCAAGTTTCTATCGATACTAGGAAATAGTTGACCCGAACTTCTATCAATCGAACAAACGTGTTTTGGATCCTCCACTTCTGCTCTGCTGTGTCCATTGAAATTATCAACAAAGATTCCGTTCTTGAATCTTTCACCAGCGGAGTCAAAAATTTGTTTGTCAGAGGTTCTTTTTTCAAGAAGAGAAAGCGAAGTGTAATATTCAAGATTCTCAATTCTCTTTTCAAGACCACCAATGTCACCCATTGTATATCTCTCTTGAGAAACAGAAATCTTTCGAATCTTTGTTGCATCATAAGTATATGGATTCACAAATAGATTGTAAAGAACCATACTTCCAGCCTCTTGTTTTGGAGGAACTGGATTTTCGCTTGAAACACCTTTCTTTAAGATGTATTCACCCTTCTTCGTCATCGCAATCTGATCCACACGAGGAAGATAGTATCCAATAACAGTTTTGATCTTTGTGTTCGGAGTCAATGAAAGAGCTCCAGATCCTCTGAAGTCAAATAAATCAGAGAGACGAGTTCCATTATAGACAGGAAATTTGTCATAGGAATCCGTTGCATCCTTAAAAGTAGAAGGATAGGAATCTATCGAAAAGTAATTTCCGGATCCGTGGGTAAAGTGTGTAAAATTGATGGTTATGTTTCCATCAATAGTGGAATCACCAACGTATGTCAACGTTCCATTTTGATAAGAATTATCTCTTTGTCCATTGTCTAAAACGAAATCAGAAAGTGTGATAGTTTTTTCCGGACTGTTGAGATCTCCTCCAGTGATAGATGTAATTTCTACAATGTCACTCACTCCAAGATTAATTATTTCACCAGTAGTGATTCCAGCTGGAGAAGGAGCATTAGCAACTGATGCAGATACTAATGTTTTTGATGCAAGAGAAAGAGCTTTAGTAAGAGTTGCAATCGCGGCGATGTTTCTAGCGGCGGGAACGACCGTGATGTTACTCATTGTAACAGTTGCCTCAGTCTTTGCTACGTTCAAACTAACAGAAGTTACTGTACCAAATGCTCTACCTTCCGGAGAATCTACGCCGGGAATAGTAACGAGATAATCGTTTGGAGTTGTACTTTGAAAAGTTTCACCAGCACCAAGAGTTTTGAGAACTGCGATTCCGGATGCAATACTAGTAACATCAACTCCGTAAGTTCCTGATCCCGCAAATTCTCTACGAAACTCGTAGGTTGTGGATGCAGTCGTAACTGCTGATATGGCCTTTCTTGGAAGTTTTATAATTTTATTTGCAAACTTATTTCCATGTACTTTGAAGGTTGGTTCGATGGAGGTAAATATAGAAGCTGAAAGAGGACTATTGTTTACAGTATCTTTGATGAGTGTTGCAGCATTAACATTCTTATGTGATGCGGTTCCAAGATTGTAATAAAATCTAAAAACGGTGTCTAATCCAGTACCTCGAACCTTTTCGATGTTAGTTACCGAGATACTCAGTCCGGTCGTACCTACTTCGTATGTTCCGGTGAGAGGACTTGCATTATCTCCATCAATGTCGGGTAAGTATGCTTCGGTGAACTTTCCTTCAATAAAAGTTCCAAGACCTGTAGAAACCGTAACGGTTTGTCCCGTTCTTGTATCACGAGCTTTATCTGCAATGAGGCTAAATCTGTTCGCTGTTTCAACTCTTTCACCAGATACGTAGGCGATACCTGGCCCGACTTCTGCGACATAATCTGCCTTCAATCTTGTTGCATCAGCTCCAGTTCCGGAGTATTTACCATTGTTTCCGTCGCCGTCGTTGAATGCTTCTCTTAATTGACATTGAAATCCAGAAACGGTGTAGTTGCCACTTTCTTCAAATGTTCTTTTCTCGATGGCATTTCCAAGTAATCCTTCTCCAGTCGCGTACTTTGTGGAAAGTGGTCTAACTTCTTTACCCCCTTGCAGAGATACAAGAGTGACGAACTCTGTTGAGGATGCACCTGTGAGAGGAAAAACTTTGTCTGTGTTGTATGAAATCGCAGCAGGTAAAAGAGCGGTTTGATCGGTAAGAGCAACGAGACCAAGTGAAATTGTGTATCGATCAGCACCAGGCTCAGAAACGTTGGGAGCTCCGGTTGCATTATCGAATAAGGAAGAGTCATCGGCTGTCGTTTTGATTGCCTCTGTGACTTTGAAAGCCAATCTACCCGTTAGACGTGTATCTGCGTTTGGTCTCTCAATGATTATATCTGTTGCTTCTACATTTACAAAGTGACCAGCGACGAAAAAGATTCCCTTATCAACATGCAACTTGGTTGCAAATTTTGCCTCTGTGACTGTACCGATTTCAGTTCCGGATGTAACTGTAGTACCCGAGATAGCGTTCTTTGCACTAATGGTAACACCCGTTCCAAACAACGCCTTCGATTGTGTCTTTTTAGTGTATCTTAGAAAAAGTCTGTACTTGGTTATACTTGTAGTGGTCGTTATCGCCTCAACACCAACAACATCAGCAGTAAGAGATTCGGAACTTACATTTGTGAGTAGTGCCAATCTTGTCGCAACATCGGCCGCGGTTGGTGTACTGCTACCAATTTTTAGGTCGGCATGAGTTAGTGTTACATCCGCCCAGAAAAGATTTCCGTCAATCGTAACGTCACCATTGATAACTTTACTTCCCTCTTCGAATACGTGTGATCCAAAACGATCTACCTGAGACTGTATGAGAGTCTGGAGTTGATTGAGCTCGCGAGTCTGTACCGGAAGGCCGGGTTTGAAAAGTATTTTGAGGTGTCCTTTTGCTTCGTTCCCCGACGATATATAGTCGTCAAAATATGGTGAAGATTGGTAGAGTGTAGTGTTGATAGCCATAGGTCTTTAGAATTGTAAAACTATTCTTACTTTATCATTTTGTGAACTGGATCTTGTTATAGATGTTCTGTTATCGAGCATAAGGACTTCTCCGGTGAGATCCAATTGTGAAAGTGTTATTGGTGAGTTGAGTGGAGATACATCAAGTGCGTCATCATAATGTTCCGAATCAACAATTGCAGTATACGCAAAAGTGGTTGATGCATCTGGTTGTTGAACTCCACTCGCATTATACATTTTGATTGTTCCACTTACCGGAAGAAGATCTTGTGTTACGGTGGTTGAACTATTTTGATGAAAGTAGATCTTATCAGGTGTTCCACTAGCATCTATATAATCAATCCAAGCCTTTTCTCCAGTAGTTATGTTTTGAACATACCATCCACTGCCAGGTGTGATAGAAGATAAATTAACGGATCCATTCATGAGAATGTAGGAAAGAGAGTCAATCGTTCCGTAATCTACAGGAGAGTCATTTACTGAATCAAATTTTGGACTCTTGACAATCGAGACTTGACGGAAGGTAAGATCAACCGGAGTTTCTCCGCTATCCGTTCCGTTAAAATCTGAAGATACTCCAAGATAGAATGCCGGAAAAACATCAAGGTTGTTTGCACCAAATCCACCGGAAGGAGCGATCAAAGGTTGTATCTCTGCTTCAACGTATGGTGAATCGGTTGTTGGAGCGGTAGTGAAATTGATACTTGCTTTAAGTATTCCATTTCTACTCCCAACGCCAAATCCAACAAAGTCCGAAAGAAGTAATGCATCTGCCGGAGAATCACCACTGAATACCGATGTTACCTTTTTACCAGAAACAACAATATGTAAGTTTGATGTGGCAGTTGTACCATCTATCTGTGTGTATCGAAGAGTTGCTGGATAAATTCCATTGGTATATCCACTCCCAGCCGAAACGATCTTAAACCCATAGAGCAAACCCTGTGTTGAGTTTGCGGGTGGTGTGATGTTGGTAGGAATCTCAAAGAATGTGGAGGAGTTCACGAAATCACTTCCGGTCGGAACTTGTCCTATTCTCACCCAAATATATCCATCGGATCCTTGTGAGACTTCACCATTCGCAGTTGCGGAAGGACTGTCATAAGAACTTTGAGGAGCGATTGTACTATTGGCTCCACCGTTATTGTCAAGACAAATGTAAAGGTATCCATCTGATCCAATTGCATAACATCCCCGAGAGGTTACTGTACTACCATCGTAGGCAATGTTGAAACATGTCCGATCAGTACGATCATATCTCTTCCAAACCTTACTGGATGTCCACGACTGATTTGTCTTTGGTAGAAGTCTTTCGATGTTGGAAGATGAAAGAAGTTTCATCGAGATGAGATTTTGAATCGCATCCTGTCTTTCAAGTTCACTTCCGCTTGGTGTTGGGGGAGATGCTTCGATTGCCCACGGATCACTCTTACCAATACCGATATAATATCCGCTTGCCTGTGTGAGAGGTGAATCGAGAGCTAAAGTGTTTACGTCAGTAACAAATGCATTTGCATTGTTCTTCCGATGATCATCTGTAATTATCGCGGGCATATTCTTTTATTTATATTACTTCTATCCACCCAGGCTGGTTTGTTGGCGTATGATTTGATAAACCAGTATAAAGATCTTGTACCCAATTAGATTGTGTAGTTGTGAAAGAGGGAACGGTTGTCCTATCAGTTCTTAAGGCTTTGGACTCAACGATCAAATCAGGAAAGAGTTTCAAACCAGAGGGGTGTACTAATTTGAGATACGTCTGATTCCATCGATCAAATGATATTCCACTATTGATTACATATGAATAGTTTTGCCATCTATCACTATCGAGCAATCGATTGTCATAAGAAACCCAACTTTGTCTACCGTAAGATGTTCTAAAAAGTTTTTCCGAAGGATATTCTATATTGACTTCATCGTCAAAGAAGAGACGAAAGAAGATTCGAATACTATCTTGAGATCCTCTGGCCTTATAGAATTGTACTATGTTACGAAAGAGTTGTCTATTCTCTAAAACATCGGAGTTTGGTATATCTCTTGCAATCTCTTTCTTAAGATAATCAAGGTAAGCTGTGTCAATAACATCAATATCATGTTCGTGTGTAATACGATTAATGATATTGGTAGGTTGATCCTTTTGGTTTAAATACTCATAATAGTCTTCCAGAAATGCAATGAGACCCTCTGTACCATTACCTGTAACAGTAGGACGAAGTTGAAAGGGAAAGAGTGAAGTGACTCCTTCTTTTTCTCGGTTGTGAAAAACTACTTCACCTATTGTTTTTTGACGATGAGCCATTACTTATCTCGCGAAACTGTTGTATATTGTGATAGGAAACTCGCATCAATATCTCCTTCTACCTGAGTTTCACCAAGATCGATTGAAAGAACTTCTCTTCTCTTAGCAAGGATATCATCAGAGGCCGGTCTTACTTTTACCTTTATTTCGGTTGTCTGTGAAGATGGCAGATTGTTCAATTGAAGAACTCCGGTAGCAGGATAAAGATATCCTGCGGTTTGTACGATCTTTTCAACCGTACCATCAGTTCTTCTCTTAAACACAAATACCTTTCGTTTTTCAGAGTCTCCAACAATCTTCTCATCTCCCAATTGAACATCTGAACCACTGTACAACCAAGAAGTTGATGATATCATTGATTCTGTTTGGTCAATATTACCATCAAAAGCAAAAGCGAAATCTATGCTGTCATTCTCACTTTCATTTCCGGTAACAGTAATCGTAAGCTTCTTGTATGCATGTATGCGAGCAACCGAGTTAAGAATTGCGGCATTCGTTTGATCAATTGCTTTAAGGAAAGTAGAATAACGAAATACTCCGCTAAAGTTGTTCAGATTATTTTCATTAAAGGTAACAATACTATTCCGAACATCCGTTTCCAACTCTTGTTTTGTTTTATTGGTAAGAGTCAAGTTGTACTTGAAGAAAACTTCGGCATAAAGGAAAGTGTAAAGAGGATCTCTTAATCTTGGTTTGATAGCAACTACTTTACGATCATCCAGAAAACCTTCAACCTCATCCTTTTCCGCATCCGTTAGTGTCAATTGATTAATATCAAGAGGGCGAATTGAGATATTCACTTCTCCAAAGTTTGGAATGTCATTATCTTGACCACCCCAAACAGCAACATCTTTTACGTTTGTGATATTTTGTCGAATAAGAGTTTTATAATCTTCGGCAGTCACTGCACGATTCTGAGAAACAAAACTAAGAGGAGCGTTATATTTAATACTTGCAAGAGATTCCTTTTCTTCTCCCCCTTGAGACTTTACTTTAAGAGTGATTGTCGATGTTCCAGTGATTGTTGCATTTGCTCCACTAGCATAAGTAAACAAGCGTGCGCCGTTTGCGGGCGCACCTACGGTAGTAATGAAATCTATACGAACCGTATCTAAAGGACTTAAACTTTTACCGAGAACACCATCACCAAATGTTACATTGTAATATCCATCTCCATTTTCATGAAGAAAATAGATTTTACTTGTACTATCAATGTTCGTGAATGTAGAAAATTTTGTATATGTTTCCGGCGTTGCATTGTTCGTGGTAGGAAAAACCTCTACTGTTAATTGTGATATATCAACATTATTATAATCAATAAGGAACTTTTGGTATATCGAATCATCAACAACATACTCAATTCTTTTTCGAGTCGATTGGTAGATCTTTAGATCGGTAAAGACAAATTTATTACCAGCTGACAGTGAAGCAGTAATATTTGAGAGTGTTTGAAATGTATAGTTTACTTGATCGATTGTAGTAGTGAACTTTGTACCAGTTGGAAGTGTATACTCTCCGGCCTCGGAATCTCCTTGCCGAGTAAAAGTCACATCTAATGTTGCAACTGATGCGGTTTTACTTGACGGCGTATAACCCAAAAGTTTTGCTCTTGATACAACATTTGCTCGAAGTTGTGCGGAATCCAAAAAGGATTCATTCATCGCCATGTGAGCATTGACCGCATTGTAGTGTGTGTTGTACGCCAATACGTCAAGAAGAGAACTGAGTCCAGACCCTTCAAAATCCCAATCGGCAAACGCACTTCCGGTTCGTTGGAAATGGTTCTTGAGGTTTGTCTTTATCTGATCAAAGTCAAGTTCAGTTGTATTGAATTGGGCCATATTATCTGAGTCTCTGTAAGTTAAAGGATACTTCGGTTTTCAGTTGAAGATATATTATACTGAATGCAATATCGACAACATATTCGTTTGTTTCCGAATTATCAGAAACCTGAACATTCACATCTTTTATTCGCGGTTCATATTTCCTTATAACCTTTTTTATTTCATTTTTAATATCTATTGCCGTGAAAATATCAGCAGGTTCAAAGAGTTTTGAGGTTACATTACCACCAATTTCTGGATGAAAAGGTTTTTCGAAAAAGTTAGTGAGAACAAGGTTTTTGACGGATTGTTTGACCGCATATACATCTGTAAGTGGATTTATATCTTTGCTATTTACATTAACTCGAAAATCCAAATTGAGATCTGAATAGGATTTTCGTGTAGCAACATTTGATGCTCCACCACCAACCCTCTTATTACTGTCTACAATCGCCATGACATCTATTTATATGTTTTACCTCTAAGAATTCCAAGGTAAACTATTAGATGTGTAACTCTTTTTCGTCGTTCTCTTTTTTACAATAGTTGAGTTTATGGCATTCTGAACTTCTGTTCTC